AAAAGAGATTTAATTCCGCCTTGAAAGTTTAAAGGAGCTGTCTGCTCCACACCCCCATCATCTGTGAATTTTACAACAGGATTTATTGTATCTGCAAAAAGTTTTTTAACATGAACTAATAAAGAAATAGTTGTAACATCCCATTTTTGTGAATCTTCCACATATTTTAAATAAGTATCTTCATTTAATCCTCTCCAGTTTCTAACAACAAATGGAGCATAAGATAAATAATCTTCATCTATGTATTCTTGCCCTCTTTGTTTTCTAAGAATAAAGTTTTTAAGCCATTGTGTTACACCTACGCTTGGAATATCTAATTTGAGAATTTTTCCTCCTTTGAATTTAAGAACAAAACATCTTTCAACTTCATCATAATAATTCATTAATTTAGGATCTAAAGAAATATAACTTACCATATCTTTTTTAACATCTAATTTCTTTGTATCTGTAATTTTAACTTGAAGTTTATTTTCTCCATTTGGAAATGTTAATTCATGTATTGCAAGAAGAAGATAAAATCTATCAACTTCTTTGATATCTTTCCATGATAAATGTGCACCTTCTGGATCATTTGCTTTTATTGTAACACACCGTTCAATAACATAATTAAGCATATCATCAAGTGATGAAAGATCTTCTTCTTGTAGTGTAGACCAGTGTCTTATTTCTCCTCCATTCGCTGAACGTATCGCAATAACTGTATCTACTGGATAAAATAATCCTCTTGTTGGAAGATCTGCCATTTGAAGTGGGATCCAACCTAATTGGTTACCCACAGGCAGACTTTTTTCCCAAGGCATTTTAGTTCCAGGAATTTCAGTTATTTTAGGTCCAATTTGAGAAGTTACTATTGGAGTTTCTTGTTTTTCAACAAATTCTTTTAAAATTTTTTCTTGATCTAAATTTTCAGTTGCCATTATTTATATTTTTAAATTACTATATTATTATATATTATAATATAGTTAAAAACTGTCAAAGTTTCATAAAAAAAGGATAAATTTTAAAACTACACAACCCTTTTACCATATATAATTAAAGTAAATTATTATATTATGAAAGGATTTATTAAATGTGTAGATAAAAATTACAACATTGTATATGTTAAACGAAATGATCCAAGATTTATCGATGGTGAAGTAACAATAACATTAAAAAACTATATTACAGTTAAAGATGAAACCGGAAAAATACATACAGTATTTAATAATGATAATAGATTAAAAACCGGTGAGTTGTTTCCAGTTGCATCAAAATACATATATAACTGTAAAATACATGGTAGACAACAAATTACTTATCATGTAAGATTAAAAGGGGTTAAGATACCAGAAGAATATAAAATTTATTGTCCTAAATGTCAAGAATATTATTTAAGCGATTTATATAATCCAAATAAAGAAGAAATACAAAATTGTGCTATTGCACTACAAAATATACATTTTGTTTCGTCTAATCAACAAACTCCTAAATATTTTTCAAAATACATGCCACAATTTTTTAAGATTATAAATAATTTTAATTTAGATTCATCAGTAAATTTAATGTTTTCAGAAAAAATATATTTTTTAAAAAATAAAATTTTTGAACATCCTAAATGTAAATTTGATTATTGCAACGAAAAAGTTATTTTATTTAAAAGACCTGGATTTGGCTTTGGCTTATATTGTGAAAAACATAAAAACAGTAATTATTCTAGTAAAAAAGAAAATGAAATATATGATTTTATAAAAGAAAAATATAATGGTATTATAGAACAAAATTATAGAAAATTTGATAATAAAGAAATAGATATTTATTTTCCTGAACTAAAATTAGGTATAGAATTTAATGGATTATATTGGCACAGTGAAAAACAAAAAAACAAATCTGATCATTTTGATAAATATGTGTATTTTAAAAATTTAAATATCAATTTAATAAACATATGGGAAGATGATTGGAATTTTAAATCACAAATTGTTAAATCTATTTTATTAAATTCTATAGGAATTATTGATAAAAAAATAAATGCAAGAGATTGCGAAATAAAGACAGTTAATAATCATGAAAAGGTTCAGTTTTTAAATAACAATCACATCCAAGGAAACTGTTCTTCATCTATAAATTTAGGATTATATTTTCATGAAGAATTAGTTTCCATAATGACATTTGGAAAAAAACGTATGATATTAGGAAATAAAATACTAAATAGTAGTGAATATGAATTACTTAGATTTTGCTCTAAATGTAATTATATTATACGCGGTGGAGCATCTAAATTATTTAAATACTTTATTGATAATTATGATCCAATTAAAATTTTATCATATTCAAATTTAGATATAGGCAGTGGTAATTTATACGATATTTTAGGATTTAAAAATTTAGGTTATACTAAATTAAATTATTGGTGGAGTGATTATCAACATCGTTATCATCGAAGTGGATTTATGAAACATAAATTGGTCAAAGAAGGTTTTGATAAAAATAAAACTGAAAATGAAATAATGTATGAAAAAGGATATGCAAAAATTTGGGGTGTAGGTAATAGTAAATGGATTTGGGAAAAATAAAAAAGGATTAGTTTATTTACTAATCCCTTATATAAATTATGTATTATGTTGTTACACAATGGTTTCATCCCACATGTCGACACATATGCCAAATCCTTCTATTTTGTAAATTACTTCACTCATATAGTCTAATGCAGGTTCTGGTAATGCAGTCATTGGGAATACATTGTAACATTTCCACTGCCAGAATGGTCTTGCTGCTCTATCATACATTGTGATTAACATCCATGGAGCAATATAATCTGCTTTTATTCCTGTTCTACCTGTAAGTGGATCATAAACTAAATCACACCACTTACGAAGAGTCTTAAGAATATAGTTACTTGGAGTTCTATCCACGTTAACTTCAAAATTTAATGTTAGATCCATGGTTGTTTCTGAAGGCTTAGCACCAGCAAATCGTCTAGTAGCCCATTTGTATTGTTGTGCAACAGGGCTTGCTGGAAATTTATGTGATTTTAAACCCCCTATAGTTTGAACATTCTCTAACATAAGATTAGTTTCTTCATCAGTTGCACCAATACCAGCCGGTAATTGAAGTTGTACTGTGAACAAATTTAAATATACGGGTTCATAATTTTCTTGTGCAGCACGAGAATTTCTGAAGTGTGATAATCCGAACGTTCCTTGTGATTTAAAGTCCATGATATTATATTTATTTTATATATTTATAGTTTCTTTCGCTATTTTTTTAATTTTTTATTAGTATATAAATCCGCCAGAGCTTATACCAGCATTTGTATTAACTGTAATTCTGTTAACAATCTTAGTAAGAGCACCAGTTACCCAAACACCAATATCTATTATTCCAAATCCATCAGCTATTAATTCTGGTGTATTGTTAGTTTCATCCATAACTATATCGTATTTAGTTAATGCACCAGCATCTTTAATAGTTTCAAGTATTGGAGATACGGAATTTATGATATTAAGTCTTGTTACAGGATTATTAAAGTCAAATACATATTGTTTTAATACTTCTTCAACTTGTATTTCAATTGTGTTAAGCAATTCTCTAACATGAAGATTATTAAAATCACTTTTAATAATTTGAAATGCAGTTGCATTAGCATAAATCATTATTTGACCAGTTGTAGCTCTTTCTATGATTGAATTATAACCAAATGGTTCAAGATAATCTCTATCTGTTTTATCAATCATATATTCTATACCAGCAAGATTAGAGTTAGCAAGAATACCATTTTTGTTTGCTATAATTGCAAATGGGTTGCCACCTAAGAATTTTCTTACATATGCATTTGCTACATCTGCAGCAGGTGGAACATTAATAAGTTTTCCACCTTCATTATATTTTAAGAATGGACCAAATACACCACAGTATTTCGAACCATTTTCTTCATTTGGTAATGTGAATCTAAAATCTCTTGGCATATCAGGGTTTCCTCCTTCTGCAATCCATTGAGTATTAAATACCGGAACTGGATCTACACCACTTACAAATGTATCACAAAAATAAGGATTTGTTGATGCAGCAAATTGAGAAATTGCAGGAGCATTAATAAGAGCTGTACACTTTCCTTTAGCTTTTGCTAATTTTGATAAATGTGATTTTCCACCCATTTCTGATCTAAGACCATAAGCCATTGTATCGACAATGTAACGATATTGAATCATATCTTGATTAGTCAAACCTCTTAAGATTCCACCATCTTCAAGCATTCCATATATTTTTTCAACACCGTCTTCAGCATTACGAGCGCCATTTTCATCATAACCTGGTAGATGTCTATAACCAAGATGCAATCCATCAAGTCTCTTAAATTTGTATGCTGTTGCAACAGATACATCATCTATACGTTTTTGAACCGTAACTGTTCCTGCTGTAACAGCTTCAGCAGTTTGAATAATATATGCTGAGCCATCATACCATTTTGCAGTTACATATGTTACACCGGGAATTTCTCCAGATGCAGTTGATTTTTCTATAAGTGTGCCAACTGTAACAATTTGATAAACACCAGTAGATGAATTATCAATAGAAAATTGTCTTTGTGTTGTATCACCAAGAGGGTATGCAGTAATATCAATGTCAGTATGCAATATTGTATTATCTATACTAATATCATAACTTAAAAATTGTGTATTTATATCTGTTTTATCTATTAAATTATGACCAACTAAATCAACTTGGAAAGGTGCAGCTGTTGCAGCTTCTCCAAGAACCCACTGACTTGATGTTTCATTCCAATTTAATTCTTCAAGAGCTTGTTGGTTAACGTTCAGTAAGATACCGGTTAATGCAGTTCCTGCATTAACAACAGATTCAATAAATTGTTCTGTTCCAGTTTGATCTTTAAAATCAGGAATAATACATCCTGTCCATGAACCAATTAAATTGATATTAGCAGCATTAATAAAATTATTAAATGCAGATGGTATAAGTCCATTGGCATTAAAGAATTGTGAATAATAAGGATCAGTAGATAATCTGGCGTAATCTGTCCAATCACCTTCTATTGCAGTAACTTGAATAAAATAATCTTTAATATAATCATAAGAACGAATCCATTCATAAGGAATATTAGTAGTACCACCATACCAATCAACGGCATAAACACTATATTGTGTTAATCCTTGTGCTTTTCTAACTACAAATGAAATATCTCGTGTTCCTATATTAACTATTTGGAATAAAGGAGCATTATAAATGTCACCCGTACTATACTTATTTACTACAACACCTTGAAGATAATCAGTATCAGGTGTCCAAAATCTTTGACGATTAAAGAAGTTAATATACAAATCACTATAAATGGTAGTATCATTTGCACTTGAATCTAATCCAAAACCTATAAGATCAACTATGTCTGTATTAGATGTAGCATCAATTGTATTTACTTTTAATAAATTAATAGCAAATACAGGGGCTGTTGATAAACATGTTTGTATTGATCTTTGGAAAAATGATCCTTTTTTCTCTAATTTAGTATCAATTGGGCCATAAAATCTTTCAAGATCTCTTGTTGATCTAATAAATACAGGAGTGTTAAAAGGTCCTTGCATTGCAAATCCAGGAACTAATCTTAGCGATTGTGATGTTACAACTATACGTTCTGAATTATCAATTTCTACCGTGTAGACACCGGCACTTCGGAACTGACTTAAATCAAGTGCTATTTTCATATTTTAAATATTATTTTAATCTTCTTTTTTATTATATATTAAAGTTTAACATTGCAAAAAATGACTATTTCATAAAATTTTACTTTTGCATTTATCTCCATGCCATCTAATATATGAAGTATTAGATATTTTTCTATTGCAATATTCACATATTATTTTTGGTTTATTTTTCATTGTTATACTTATTTTTTTTATAGATTCTTTTTTGTGGTGTTTTCCTTGAAATCCATTTGGTTTTCCTTTATGTACTTTACTTAATTTTTTTAATGTTTCATCGGAAAAACATTTCTTTTTTCCTTTATTCCAAGGAATTTTTCCTTTAAGTTTTTTATTTCTTTTTTCCTTTGTTTCTTGTGATTGTTTTAAATCTTTATGTGATTCACTTTGTTTTTTTCTAATATCTTCTTTCCAAGGTTTTCCTTTATTCCATGCAACTTGTAACCCTTTAGTACCTTTATTCCAAGGTATTTGTAATTTTCGAGCTTCTCTTAATTTTTTCTTTGATTCATCTGTATGATGTTTTCCACACATCCATGTAGTTTTTCCTTTTCTAATTTTACTTTGTTTTTTTCTCGTTTCTTCAGAACACTCTTTATTTACACACCACCCACCTGTCCTATCTTTATTATAGCCTCCATATGATATATGAGTTTTATATAATTTTATGTATTTTTCTTGTGCATTAAATGCTTCTTGTTTTGTATTAAATTGCTCTAAAATTTCTTTTTTAAAATTTTCTTTTCCATATTGTTTTATTTTTTTATTTAATAAATGTCCACTTCCTAAATAATTATCATTATCAGGATTTTTATTCGTTGAGTGTTCACCTATATATTGATGTCCATTAATAATATTTGTAATAATATAAATATAATTAAAATATTTTTCTTTCATGATTTCTCTCTATTATTTTAATAAATATTTAAAGCAGGACAGCCGTTAATCTCTCTTCGGTTGCTTATGGTCAAAATAAGCTTACTGCTTTTATTTATATATTTGTTTTAAAAACAAATTGAAATTAACTTTTTCTCCACGGAAAACCATAGTTACTTTTTCCAAAAGTTGAACCAGGTTTATACCTTACATCTTTATTAGCATTATTTAACATTTTTAAAACAGCAGATTCAGTCATTTCTTTTTGTGTATCATCATACATGGCTTTATATAAATTATCTTCAACTTCTTCAGATTCAATATATTCTTCTAATAATTTACTCATAAGTTCTTTAGTCGGTGAAGCAGGTAAATCCTCAAATAGATCATATAGCCATTCTTCATATTCATTTTCTTCAAATAAACGAGCAATATTTAACGTGCTCATTACAATATCATCATGAATACCTATACCTCTATATTTTCCTTTTTTATCTCTTCCAAATCCTCTGAATTCTCTAGCTGTTTCAGATTCATTTATAACTATAAGTTGTTTTGTGACTAATTGTTTGCCCATTTTACAGAAAAAATCTCTATCTTGACCTACTTTGAATCCAGGTTTTTTTCTTGAAGGTTTTATTCCTATAATAGGTTTTATATGATATGTATGTAATACAACTAGATCATCAAATTTATCATGTTGAGAAAATTTATCAAGAAAATGCTTTCCATTAAAATTCATTTCAATTAAAACTTTACAAATATCTTCTCCGAATTGATCAAAAACAAGTGATCTTGTGACCTTAGCACAGTTTTCTTCGTCTTTTATATTATCTCTATAGAGTCCTACTTGAGACAATCTAAACATATTCTTGATCCTTGATTCATCTTTTCTAAGTCTCTTTAATTGAACTAAACTTTTTAATTCTACTTTAAATACATTACAAACATTGAAATCATTATCTTTTACTTCTTCTTCATTTTTTCCTTCACCTGTATCTATACTTAAAACAAATCGTGTTGTTTTTTTATCGAAATTTTCATTTGGATCAAATTTAGGATGCCATGTTAGATTACGATAAAGACTTTCATCAAGATCAGTTTTTTCTAAATCATAAAAAATATAATTTCTTTCTAATTTAGTAAGTAAATTAAAATCATGTGCACCTAATAATAAAGAATCACCCCTATTAAATAAAAGTTCAAATTCCTGAGCAAATCGTTCTTCTCCAAAGTCTTTTTTCATTTGTTCAGCCCAAGCATCATCATGTTCAGGAACTTCATTGTAATCAACTCTAACAGGTGTAAATGAATTTTGTCCTAATATAGCTTTACTCCAAATTTCAAAAAATAAATCATATTCACTAGCGGGGGTTGAAGATATAATACATTGTGATACTTCAGATGATGCAAGTGTAGGATAACTAGACCGCCAGAAATCATTTACTATACCCGGTTGAATATGAGCAAACTCATCAGCATAAAGAACATGAATTGTAAAACCAATTTGTGCGGTTTTTGTAGTCGCTTGAGACATTAATTGGCATCCATTATCTAGCCTCATTGCGCCTACTCCGATATTTAAAATTCCTGGTTTTAAAAAAAATGGTAATCCTTTGAATACATCAGTAACTTTATTTACAATTTCCCACGCAGTATTTTGTCTGTTAGCTAATATTGCCAAATTTCTATCATTATGAAAACAAAGATACCATGCAAAAAATGCAGAAACAGTAGTCGTATTATGAGAAATTATATTATTACTATAAAATGTATGATCTGGTGAATCAACTGTAATATCATACATAGAAACTTTAAATGGTAGTTTATAAATTTTTATAATTTTTTGCAATCCATCCTTTGTTTGTATATAATCATTTATTTTTAAATCTTTAATAAAAATTTGTTCATTAAATGAATCAAATAAAATATGATTATCTGCAGCTTCTAGCCATAATTTATTTTCTAATTCTATTTTCCATATAGAATATGGTTGTGTTTTATGTATACATGAAACAGAATTAAATCCTATAGGAGTATTTATTTTTATATTATTTATATTAATAGTATCAATTATTTTTTTAGAAATATCATTTTCATTTAAAATAATTTTTCTATATTCAATAAATTCAATACTTTGTATGAAAAAAAGAATAATATATTTAAGTATTTGTTTCATATATAAAATTTATACATTTTTCTATAGTTTTTATTGGATTTTTATAATAATCATCTTCTCTTACATGATATACTTTATACCCACTATGGTATAATTTTTTATCTCTTTCAACTTCTCTCTTTTTATTTACTATATCAGTTTTATGCCAATATATTCCATCAAATTCTATAATTTTATTATTATCTTTTATAAAAAAATCCGGTTTAATAACTTTATCATTTAATTTCAATATATACTCATAATTATTCCCTGTTAAATCTATTTGTTTATCATCATTTAAGATAGCAAAATATATTTCATTAAAATCATTTTTTATTTTTTGAAAAATTTCACAAAATAATTTTTGACTAATTTTTGAAAAATTTGTTTTTTTATAGTTTTTTAACCACTTTTCTTGTCTATCTTTCCATATACTTAAACCCTTTTCTTCACCATATTTTTTAATACATTTTTCTAATGAAAATGTTGTTTGTCTATTTTTTAACATTATTTTTGCGTCTTCTTCAGAAAAATTTTGTTTTAAATAATATTCTAATGTATTATCACATATTCTATTTTTTAATGCATTTTTAACGAATATATGTAAATCATCTTCTGATAAATTTCGTTTTTTATAAAATTCTTTAGAAAAAGGAGAACGTTGTTTTCTTGTTTTTTCATCTGTTTTATATTTAGAATTAATATTTTTTTCTCCTCGCATTCTTTTTGCCGCCCATATTCTATATTTTTCTTGTTTCATATGTTTACCACTATTTTTTGATGTATTATGTTTATCTGTTAAACAATATAATGGTTTGGTAGGAAATTCTTGAACATAATCTTTTGATGTTTTATTTGGATGATTATGTTTTATATGTTTTCCATATATTCTTTTTACTTTTTGATTACACCATTTGCAAATTATATAATCTAATCCTTCTTGTCCTAATATATTATTTTCTCGTTTTTTATTTAAATGTTTTTTACATATGTTTTTTAAATTTATTTTTCTACACTCATTAGAACAAAATCTATTAGATAAATGTTTAGTTTCAAATTTATTATTACAAATTTTACATATTTGTGTTTTCATTTTTTATTTTATATATTCATGGCTATGTGACAAATATTTACATTTTTTCTACTTTATAATATAATATCATTAATTTAATTTTAATTTTTTCTAAAAATGTAAGATGTTGTTTTCTAAAATAATAAAGAAGATTTATAGGAATATTTATTTCATGTTCGTTTATTTTTATTGTTATTTCAGCACCAAAAAAACATTTACCAGTTTGGCGTGACGCCATTATAATTAAATTTCTATTTTTAGGTCCTAATTCATTTAATGCTTCAATATATTTTTCTTCTGCAAGAAGTTTTAATATCTTTTTTTGATAATTTCTTAAAGGAACTGTTCTTCGTCCTTTATCAGTCATAAAACGACAGTATTTTTCAACAAAATATATTATATTTTCAGAACACTTATGAAATTCATCTATTTCCTCTGGAGTTAATTGATATAATAGATCAGCAGCCTTTAATTCAATATTTCCTGCATGGAATGCTGATAAATCAGTAGGCATCCCCATACGAAGTTTTTCAAGGCACTGTTGAACAAGAGCGCTAGTCCATACTGTTGTTGATTGCATCTGATTCTGGTATATTAATCTTTATTGGTTAAAGGCAAATTAGGCACCAATTGCGCCTCATCTAAATAATCATCACCATTTCTTTGATTTTTAATTTGTTTTACTCGATTTATTAATTCTTTTGTTCCTCGAGTTACAACACTTCCATCTCCAGTAGTTAACATTCCATTTTGCCCCATTGAAGGTCCTAAAGCTTCGGTTCTTTGTTCTTTAACATCTTGTTTAAATGTTTTATAAGTTTCTTTTAGTGCTTCACAGGTTTGTAATAATTGTTTATTAAGTTCTCCAATTACTTTTGCTAATTGTCCAAAAACTTCATACATTCTAGGATGTGCCATTCCAGAATTTATTTGATCTATTAAAGATTTTTGAACAATTTCATTAGTTCTTAATTGATAAATCATACCAGCTAGTGATATAACATCTACTTTAAATTTATCTTTTAAATATTTGTTTTTCTTAATCATATCTACAGGAATAATAAATGATATTGCGTTTTTTACCATAATTCGAGCTTCTTTTTCACACTTATTTTTAAGATCAACGAAATCAACATTCATTAAAGGTTCAGATTTTAATTCTAATATATCTTCTCCTGGTGTTACGACATTTTTATCAATATTATCAGATGATTTTTCTAATATACGCGCAAGTTCATTTCTTTCATCCGCAATTTTCATTTTCTTTATTTTTTAATTTTTTATTTAATAATGTACTTTTTAATTTTTCTATAGATTCTGGTTTATGTTTTTTTCCAGACATATTTGAGGGCTTTCCTTTTCGTGATTTTCCCGATGATTCTGAATATTTTTTTACTCTTTCATCTGTTTCTTTTGTTAATCCTTTATTCCATGTTTGCCAACCATTTAATTCTCTATTTTTAATAATTTTTTGTGTATGTTGTTTTGTTCTTGGTGGTTTTTTCTTTCCTTTTAAAATTTTACTTAATTTTTCATTTTGTTCTTTTGTATGTTTTACCCCTTGTTTTGTTTTAGAAATTTTTAAAGCTGTTTCCTTAGAAACCCGTTTTCCCATTTTTGATTTTTTTAATTTTTCTCTACGCCTTAAAGCTTTTAACATACCCTTTTCTTCACCATATAAATCTGTCATTAATTGTTCATATGTTTTTCCTTTATGTATATTTGGTTTTCCTTTTTGTCTATTACTAGATTTTTTCTTTGATTCTTCGCTCCAACATCCTTTTACACCATGTCCTCCTGTAGGACTTATATTGTATCCATTGGGAACTAATGTATTATATTCTTTAATATATTTTTCTTGCGCATTAAATGCTTCTTGTTTTGTTGAAAAAAATTCAAGTATTTCACGTTTAAAATTTTGTTCATTACATTCCTTTACAGCTCTTTTAAAATAAATACCACTTCCTAAATAATAATCTTTATCTAAATTATTTGTTGAATGATCTCCTATATATTGTTTTTTGTTAATTAAATTTGTTGTAATAAAAACAAAAATAAATTTCTTTTCATTATTTATCATATAATTTTATTATATATATTAAAGTGTTGAAGCAATAAAAGTACTATTACGCTGTATTGTATTATACATATTTCACGTTTAATTTGCATAACATTTTATTTTAATTGTATACTATATATCATTCCAAATATCCTGGCTCCATAAAACATTGTGTTTATTCTTTTCACCTAATGTATAAATACTTACAATATCAAATTTTGTAGGATCATAATCCGTTATAAAATGTGGTTTCTCACCTTCAACTTTATGTGCAACACTTGCAAATAATTTTTTATCATTGTTAAGGTCAAAAATAGAATATGTTATAAATGTTGAATAACGAAATGCTTTAGGAAATCTTTTTTTAAGTTCTTCTTCTGTATGAATATGTTTAAACCCACCAATACCTAAATCTTCAATAGGATCTGATTCTTCAGTGAACTTTTCATATATAAATTTAGCTCTCATGACTATCTTTGACGAGTTATATAGGGTAATTTAAGCAACGGGTCAGCCAAATCCGCTATTATCGTCTGGTCGCCGTCTTTTATAAAATATGATAATAACTCATTGCTCATACGTTCTTCTTCAATAGTCGCACTATATAATCTTATATTTGTTAAATATCCAGGTGATCTATTGATAGAATATTGATGAACTGCAATTTCTTCAGGATAAAGACGCATAGTTTCATAGAATACAGTTTGTAATTTTGCATTTTTATCTGTTTCATGTTTCTTCCATACATAAACACTATATTGTTGCCATGAATTTCCAACATTTACTATAATTCCATACCATTCATTATCGTTTAACTTATCATCTAATCTTACTACGTAAGCATCATCATTTGCATATGTATGCCCATAATTTATTGCAATATATTGATTTGCATATATATTTACAGAAAATACATGTTCTCCAAAATCATTTACACCATCTAAGATTGATACTGGTTCTTTTCTTGTTAACTTGTATTCTTTTTGTGTATTCCAATCAGATTTTATATTAACAAGATCTTCAAGAACAAATGGATTTATCATACAATGATAAGTAAGAGGGTTTATACTTATAGCAACAACCTTTGCATAAAAATTAAGTGCACCTGGACGAGCTATTACAACACTCTCATCAATTTGCACTTCTGGTAATGATGCAGGGGTGTTAAGAGTTACACTATAGTTTGCTTCACTATATAATGATGGGTCATACACGTAAAGTGTAGATGGATCTAGTGAAGTTGTAGCAGTTATTGTTGAAACATTAAATGATTTATTAAGTGAT